CCAAGGTTCAGCGTCACGCTGAGAACGCCAGCGGTGGCAATGTCCGCAGTGATGCCCGATGCCGCAAACGACTGCGACAACGCACCCTTCTGCACTTGGCCCGTGATCGTGTAGTTGATGTCTGCCATGCGAAAAACTCCTAGAATGGTGGCGTGCCGAAGTAAGGGGCGAAGGCAATTGCTTGATGGACGCGGCGAAGCAACTGATCTGGAACCCCTTCGCCACCTGGGTACTTCATGTTTCCGGTTGAAGTCAGCGCCTGCGGCGAAGATGCGTCCACCTTTTCGCTTGATCCCGGTTCGCCCGCATAAGCCCAGCACCTGCGCTTCTGTCCGCTTTCGATGTAGTGCCATCCGACGTGCGGCAACTTCATGATCCAACCGCTCGACCGATAGACAAGCTCCACGCTGACGGACCAGTAATTAATTTCCACGCCGTTGACCACTTCTGTTTGCTGCTGGCCGCTGATTCCTTGGCACAGCCAGGTGTAAGCAGCACCGCCTAAGTAGGGCGAAGAGTTGATAGAGTTCGTCACGCTGGCGGCAATCTCCAGCGGAAAGGCCGCCCTGTTGCCACTGATGCTTGCCTTAATCTCGCCTTCAACGGCTTGCGCTCCCTCAATAAAGTCGCCCGCAGCGTTGACAAGCGGCCGGATGTCTGCGTTTCCAGACTCTCCGTGATAGTAAAAAAGAGCCGGAACCGCTGCGCTGGACACGGAGAACGACCACACATCCTTGCGTGAAAGCGGGTTTGTTTCTCTGTCTTTTGGCGTTTCGTAACTGTAAGAAACTTCAGCGTGAAACGAATCCGTTTCATTCACCGCAACATTCGTGCAAAACAAATATGAGAACTCAGGGTGCTGTGCACCGTGAAAGATGCCAACAGCGTTGATGATTTGCTGCGTGGCCGTTGCGCCGTCCAGCGTGCAGACGTACTTGATCTCGGCAGTTGGTGCTTCGCCAAACTTGTGCGACAGGACACGCGGAAGAACTTCGCGGTAGGAGAGTACAGCCATGGCTAGTTAAGAATCTCCACGGTGCCCACCTGGCCGTTTCGGTTGATCTGCTCAAGCAGCTGCGTCTGCTTCTCACTGTTGGGATCGGCTACACCGTCCTGTGCCTGCTGGTCTATCTTCTGCTGCAAAGCAGCGGTGGCCGTGTCTATAGCGGCGTTGAAGTTGGCCTGGAACTGACGCAGCACGCTGCCGGAAGCCTCGGCCGCCACTTGAGCCTCAAGACCCTTAAGCCGGTTGCGCTCTTCTTCGGTGAGTTCTCCCGGCGTGAACTGAACGACCGACCGGCCGCCAATCTGAACAGTGCGAGTGGTGCCAGCCTCCTTGTTCCGCAGTTTCTCAATTTCTTTTTCGGCTTCGCTGCGAATGTCGAGCCCAAGGATCGGGGCGAACTTTTTGATGAACGCTTCTATGAACTCAGCCAGTTGAAAGAACGCATTGCCAGCCATCTTGATGAAGTCCAGCAGCCCTTGCGCCACCTGCTGGGCAATCTGCTGCGGCCCGGCCTGCCTAATCACGCCAAGAAGGTCTTGGGCGATCTGGCTAATCGGCCCAGCAAGCTCGCCAAGGATTGTGCCGACAAGTCCTTTAACAGTGTCCTTCACATCCTTAAAAGATTCATTCATGTTGTCGATTGCCTTGACGGCATCGGAGCTAACGATTTGCCCGGTCTCTTCCGCTTTCTTGCGGATCTCCTCAAGGAACCCTGGGCCTTGCGTAAACAACTCGCCAAGCTCAATGCCGCCTTTGCCGAAGAACTTCACGGCTTGAGCCGCCCGCTCCGCTGGATCGGCAATTTGTGAAATAGCACTCACTACCTGCTCAAACTGCTTTTCAGGAGTTGATGCCTTCAAGTCCTCAAAGACGATGCCAAGAGCCTCAAACTTCTTTTGGGCCTTATCGTCAAGGGTTGCTGCACCGATGTTGATAGTGAGTTTCTGAATCTGCTTGGCAAACGATTCCACGCTCACGCCAGTTTTTGAAGCGGCAAGTGCATACGCCTGCAATGCCTCAACGCCAACACCCGTTCGGTTCGCCACGTCGTTCAGCGCGTCTAACTCTTCGCCCACGCTCAGAGCAAACGAAGTCACGGAAGTGATCGCCCCCGTGACTGCGCCAGTCAGACTAAGGAAAGCACTTGTCGCCGCTTGCAGACCGCCAAGGGCCAGCTTGCCGATCTCAATGTTTTTCAGCGTGCCAAGATCCGCAGACGCTTTTTTACCGGCCTCGCCCATGGAGTCGAGCTTTTGGTTCACATCGGCTACAGCCTGGGCCAGCTGGGCCGTGTTGGCACTGATCTGCATTGCCAAGCCAAGTGCGGTGCTCATAAATCATTTACCGTCAAGGTCGCGCTTCATCTGCGACAGGACATCAAGCATCTGGGATTTGTGCTGCGGCGGTTTTTCCAACGGAATGAAATCGCTTGGAGACGGGCAGTGACCTTTTCGAGCATGTGGTGCCAGCACAGCGCTGGCCAAAAGTCCTGCCTGTGCCCATGAGTTGTCGAGCGGTTGAAAATATCTTGCAAACGCCAGCCATTCGCTTAGTTCCACGCTGTCCATGCGTTGTTCGATTTCGCCAACCGTCATCTTGAGATGCCCGGCAAGCATGAAAAGGAACCGCCGCGATGGTCTGGCACTAAAGCTCACCGGCAAGTTCGACTACGTCCGCCTCCGAAAGTTTGTTGTGTTTCTGGGCAACGTCGAAAAGCTCACCCATCACGCCGCCGTCAAGTTCAGAAACCTCGGCCAGTTCGTTGTTCTGCCAGATCCGCACGCCGTGCTCGTCGCACAAAGTGCGGACTAGGTAGAAAGCGCGGAAGTTGGGGAATGACGCCAGCCCCTTATTCCGAATATCGATCCAGCACAGTTCCCACTCGTCACGCTCGCCAACGCTCAGAACGCGCACGTACACGTCGAGGTTCCACTCGTTCACATGCACCTTGAGTGGCTTGCGGTGGCTGGCTGATTTAATTTGTTCTTTCAGGCCCATGGCTGCTACCTATTGGATGATCTTGAACTCGGTGGTGTAGCGCGTCACTCCGTTAAGTTCAGCCGCTGCACTCACAGACGTGCAGCATGCGCTACACGTCAAGTTCATGCCGCCGCCGCTGATCGTCAGCGTGCCGCGAGTTCCATAAGCACTAGTGCTAACGGAGCCCAAGTTCTCAACCGTGACCGTTCCAGCGTCGTCAGTCCAGACAACGCTGCGACCTTTGGGCAATCCGCCGCCCCACGTCCACGACAAGCCCGTAACTTCCGTAGCGGTTGCACCGTCAAAGGTGACAGTGATGTTTGTGCTGTAAGTTGCCACGGTTGACCCCGGTGGCTGTTACGACACTTGGAAGGAAGCAGAGCCACGCACGGCGTCGTTCACAGTAAGCGTCACAGAGCAACTCTTGCAGGTTGCCCCAACACTCAAGGAAATTCCCCCAGCAATCGCCAGCGTGCCGGTTTGACCTTGGGCGATTGGCGTGCCAGATGCTGCCAAGTATTCGACGGTGACTTCCTTGCCGGTGTCGCCAGCCGAGCCCTTGAGTGGGCGACTCAGCGTTAGCACGGTCGCGCCTGTCGTCTGGCCCAGATGCGAAACGTCGATCTGGTCCGATGCAGCCTGGTCGGTCACGCTGTACGTGATGCTGGTGACGGTGTAGCCCGTCCCTGCGAACGTGAAGGTTGTGCCGCTGGAATCATGGGGCGTGTATGCCATCTTTTATCCCTCAGTCCACCACACGTCGTAACGCTGCGTCACCTGATAAACCGGCGGAAGATCCGCTCCAGCCAGCTGCACAAAATCGTCGGATTCGTCTTCCAACGACGCCTGCTTAACTTCTGTATTGTCCAACGTGCCCCCATACCCATCCAGAACCAGACGCATAGCGTCGGCCGTCTGCCGAGCCTCTTCGTATGTTGTGCCGTAAATGCTGTACTCAACGCTTACGCGCGGCATCCCCATCGGGCCGCCAAGCGTCTGCTCGCGCTCAATGCCTGAGCGCCGCCAGGTGACGAACGGCAGAGCCGCAGACGCGGGTGCCAGTACCGGGTAGATCCTTGAGCTCACAAGCGACGTGACGGCCGTGGAGCTAACCAGGGCAGAGCGGAGAACGGCTTCTGGTGACTTGAGTGGCATGGCTACAGCCCCTTCCTAAAAGGACTAGCCATTTCTTTGATGGCGTTGTTCAGGGCTTTTGTCATCTCCAGATTGAGGTTTGATGAAATCTGCGTGCGTGTTCGATCAAACGCAGTCTTTACTGGCGGCACGCCTGCTTTGCCGCCGATCGGGAACTCGCCAAGATCTACGGTCCCGCCCTTTGGTGCCGCCCGCACAAATCCTTTTGGTGGCTTTGGCTTTGTGGTGACTGCGCCGGATCGCTTGGCAACCACAACACGCACTGGGCCGCTGCGGCGAAAACTGCTGGCAATCCGGCCTTTCGTCTTGCGGCGTTTGGTGCCGAACTCTAGGAAGCCTTGGTGCTGCCCCTTCTCGTTTGATTTCAGGTCTGCCTTGCGTCTTGGCGGGGCAGTGAATCCAGCCAGCGCAACACCCGAGCCCGTCCTCGCGTATCGTTTCGTCTTCTTGCGGATGGCTCGCCGCAGGTTGCCAGTTGCGCCTTTCGGCGTAAGTGTCTTAAGAATTTTGAAGCCTGGGTCGATGGCTTTGCCAAGCGCGGCTGCCATGTATTTGGCAGACAGGTTTTTCGGCAGCGTCAGAAATGCCTTTCGGATTTCCGCCAACTCTGGAAACTCAACCGTAATTTCAATGCCGCCAGCCATCACGTCACCTCTTCGCAGATGGCAACGTGTTCGGCCCGGTTGTCGTACTCAAGCAGGCTGACGATGTTCAGTGTGCGGGAGCGCCACGAAAACCGATCCCGCTGCGTCAGGCCCGGCAGGTAGCGAAGTCGCACGCGATGCGTGATCGTCGTATCCTGCTGCCCGGCCGCTAGGGCTTCGCGGGCGCTGACGCCTTCGACGCTTGCCCAGACGGCAGACGAGTTGCCCCACGCCAGCACAGTCTCGCCAAGGGCATTGGTTGTGCCGCTGGCGATCTGGACCGTGATACGCTCGCGCAACTTGCCGGGGTCGATCATCGGTACGGCCCCCACTTCTGGCAGTCCAGCAGCGACTTCACACCATAGGGCACGGTTTGCGGCACAGCCCCGGTGGCAACCGCAGCCTGACGGCTTTCGTACCAGTGGGCAATCAGCATCAGCATGGCGTGCCGGATCGCCGCAGGCACATCGCTGCCGCTGGCCCCGTAGCCGCCCCACCAGGTCACGCTGATCGCATTGTCGTCTTGTAGGTGCGGCGGCCACGTCTGCCCGTAGAGCGTCTTCACGGTGCCAGGCGTGCCGTTGCGATCCACCCGGTAGCTGGCCGTGCCGTAGGTGGCGGTCGTGCCATTCTCGTAGGTGAACGTCAGCGCCACCGCCGTGGCTGTGCCAGCCGCTGCCATCGGCGGGCGTGGCAGTTCGATGTCCATGGTGCCGTCAGGCGGGAACTTGTCGAACCGCATCACCCACTGCGTGTGTACCAGCGTGCGATCTAGGTACTGTTCGCACCACTCGCGGGCTGCCGTGATGAGCGACGACACGTAGGAATCATCTGTGCTGGTGTCGATCCGGCAATGTGCCTTCGCTTCGGCAAGCGTCACAGGCTCGACCACGGGGGCAGTCGCTCTAGCAAGGCTGCGGTACATCATTTCCTGCGTCTCCGCTTAGGCGTGGCGTCA